GACGGTCTTCCAACTTATCTGCTTGCCAATACTCACTCGGCAATCACTAAGTTGGTTAACCTCGAATCGTAACCCCTTCACACCGGCTTGGATTGAGTTTCCCCTACTAGAGGAGATATCAATGAAAAGCCAGGTAAATGGATTGCTCCATGTTGCAGATGGTATCCTTGCGGATGTCCATCTGGCGTACCCCGACTACAATGGTATTGAGAAAGATCTTGATCGTCTCACCCATTGTGCGTCAAGTAGAGGTTTGGGTGTTTTCACACTTGACCTCCCACATCTCGATGACCTCTTAATTGAGGGACTCGAGTGTGGACGCCTTAACCCTTCTGGTGCCCTTTCGCATAGGCGAAAGAAGGGTTCCAAAGTGCCGAGACTTTTCTCGGGACTTTGGTTGCGCGTTTTTGACGATATAGGTCGTCTTAGACCCGAAGTCGACACCACCGCGGTAGCTTTCCTTAGACAATTGTTTTGTTTAGGAAAGAAACTCAAGATGGAGTGTTCCAAGAAGCGTCGTATTGACGCAGTCGAGGAATTCTTTTATGTCGACTCCCAGATATACCCACCATCTCTTCGGTGGGAATCTGATGACCTTGATTATGATTCTAGCCTCCATTCTCTTCACGTTTGTGACGATTTGGAGTCTCATCTTCCTGACCTTTGGTCAGGAGATGAGGAATCATCTATCAGGTCAACCCTCGAGCGAATCCAGCACGTCGCTGACATTCTCTCCGAGAACCTCGGGATCTTTACTCCCCTCGACTACCTTACGGAACGTCAAGGGGAAAGAGAATCCAGAGGTACGGGTCTACGACATGGACCAGGAGCAGTAGCCCGTGGTGGGAAGTACCTTAACAAGTACGATTTCCCAACATGGCCTAATAAACTTGAAATGTTCTTTCCGTATCGAGAGCTCGGAACCATTCGGTCCGATATCGATTCAGAACCAGCTAACGCAGAAACGGCGTCTCGTCTCATTGCAGTTGCTAAAACTGCAAAAGGACCACGCCTTATTGCGGCTGAACCTGCTGAACACCAATGGTGTCAACAGCTCATCCGCAACTTCTTCGTTAATCGATTGGATGCGATCTTTGGATCAGCATTCATCGATTTCTCTAGACAAAATTTGTCTGGAGATCTGGCATTTCAAGCTTCCCTCCATCGGCACTTAGCGACAATTGATTTGTCGTCAGCTTCCGATCGGTTATCCTGCTGGCTTGTAGAGCGTATATTTAGGAAGAATTCTTCCCTTCTTTACGCAATGCATTCCTGTAGGACTCGTTATATCCGTCAGGATATTACGAAGAGTAACAATTACTGGTTGTTAAACAAGTTTGTTACTCAGGGAACTGCTATGACGTTTCCTACCCAGACATTCGTCTTTTTGTGTATCGCACTCGGTAGTTGTATCGAGGGCGATGTCACATGGACGAAGATAAGGAAGTTACGTCACCAGGTCCGGGTATTTGGGGATGATATTATCATCCCTAATGCCAGGTACGCTTCAACAACGCGTGCACTTGAAATTCTTGGTCTCAAGGTGAATGAACGTAAGTCCTTTCACCAAGGGAATTTCCGAGAATCATGTGGTTCTGATGCGTACTGGGGTGACGATGTCACACCAGTTCGGATCACACATGTTGTTGACAACGGACCTGCTTCTCGTCAATCTTTGATTGATGCAAGCAATAACCTCTTTGCTAAGGGTTATTGGAATGCGGCTGGGAGAATTTTGTCTCAACTCCCAAGGAGGGTCCTTGCGAACCTTCCTTTTGTAAGCCCGAGAAGTGGGATCACCGGTATACATTCATACAGTGGTGAGTCAAACCTCCATCTAAATTCTAGATGGAATAAGACCCTCCATCGTACTGAATATTCAGTTTGGTCTTATCTGACCAAATCTGAACTGAAGTACACGGGTGAGCGATTTGCGCTTCTTCAGTATTTTACTGAGGACCCCAATCCTTTAGAGGATTGGGTGCATGGCGTAAAGTCGCGACCTAAGACTAGAGACGGTCTTAGGTGGGTGCCCC